CTAATAAGCGCTACTACCTCGTAAGAGATACGAAGAATGACCAATGGTCATCAACATCCAACTCATTCGTAAACTACTTATTAGACAGAGGTACCGCTCTTTTTTACGAATACAAAGATTCAGGGAGATGGTCGGCAACACTCTATCTACAAATATTAGTATCTCATAAAAATAGATACCCTTGGATTTATAGGTACATCCCGTCCCTAAAAACCTAACTTAATCATACGAGGGAGATGGGGAAATGAAGGGGTTAAGAGATCAATTGCGTGAATGGAAAAAGCAAACAAATAAAGCAAAGAAGAAAAAGAAGAAAAAACGAAAAGAGAAATTTAGCACTCGTGATATTGAAGATTTAATGGGCATGCATAGACCTTGTTATGAACGAAGACGTGGAGCAATAAGACAAAAGTAATCTAAAAATAAAAAGGAGTGGTCTTACATGACTAAACAATTATCTTTCTTACCAAAAATTGATAGAACAGCGACACAAGAGGAATTAGAAGGTGTGTTGGAAAGCGTACGTATACATAGACAATTTGGGATGATGCGTAAAGAAATGAAAGTCACTCCTTCTTATGAAGTACGTGAGCATGGTCCTACACATACAGTTGGAAAACCATTAGAAGATGTTGCTATAGCAAATATTCAACAAAGTAAACGAGAAGAGTGGCTTGAAAGAATGTCAGTACGTATCGATCAGTTTCTAAATCGATTAGGAAATGGACGTGCTGGAAGTATCCAAAGAGATATTATTTATAAACGTTATTTAGAAGAAGAGGACGTATGTGATTACATGGTTTATAACGAAATAGGGATGTCAGAGCGTACTTATCGCCGTTGGAAATCTAAAGCATTTTATAAGCTTGCTTTTGCACTTGGATTAGAAGTTTATGAGACAGAAGAGACTGGAGGTAATGAATAATGAATTTTGTTCAGCCGATACGTGATCCAGAAGAAATACAGCAGCTAAAAGAATATTTTAAAGAAAAGAGCTTACGTAATTACATTCTCTTCATTATGGGAATCAATACAGGCCTGAGAATCTCAGACATTTTGAAATTGAAGGTTGGAGATGTCAAAGGTAGTCATATATCTATGAGAGAAAAGAAAACAGGGAAACAGAAACGAATACAAATTACTGCAGCACTGAAAAGAGAACTTAAATGGTTTATTGAAGAAAGAGAAGATAATGAGTATTTATTACAAAGTAGACAAGGGAAGAATCGTCCTATCGGGCGTAGCATGGCATATAAGATATTAAGTGGAGCAGCGGCAGAGTTTGGATTAGATGAAATAGGAACACATACACTGAGAAAGACGTATGGGTATCATATGTACATGCAAACAAAAAACATAGCATTACTCATGGAGATATTCAATCATTCGTCAGAGAAGGTCACGTTACGTTATATAGGCGTAAACCAAGATGCAATGGATAAAGCAATGACTAGGTTTAAAATCTAAGCATTGCTTTTTCTTTTTAAATCTATACAGTTACTCATAAATTTCGTACTGTGTAACTCAAAAGGGAAAGTTTAATTAAGTCAATAATATCAAGGGATTTGGCGAAGGGGTCAGTTACACACAATACAAGATATGGGTAAGTCATTAGAGGAAAAACAGGAGGAGTAAGTAGTTGCCAAAAACTACTGATTTGGGTAAAACAGTTGCAAAGAGTAGGTCAGGATATTGATAGGGAAAAATAAGTGGCAGAGTCGTGACCGCTTTTTGGCAGGAAATGTGCCGGTTGTTTTGGAATTTACGTGATATATTTGTATTGTGAGAAGTGGCGGAAAACACAACTCATAAAGATTCCTTTATAATTTATATGTTGTTTAAACGATTCCGTAATGGTAGCAAATTAAATCCGAAACCAGCAGATGGTAACGATTGAATGATACCATTATTAAGGAGAGCTTTTGCTCTTCTTTGAGCTAACAACATCCTAGGTAGACAGAATTAGGATAACCTGATAAGTTTTCCGATGGTGTCTGTCGTGGTTGTTAGCTGAAAGAAGAATAAAACTTCACATACCGTAATCAAAATGCAAATCAATAAATGATAACAAAGCATCCATTCGGGTGCTTTTTATTTTGGAGGAGGATGAGGGATGGATAATCAATATCTTGCGGAAAGAATCAATCAATTAGAAAAAACAGTTAATGATTTAGATAGTGTGAATCGAGATCAACAAAAAGTGATTAACGAATTATCTATGAGAATTGAAGGTGTAATCAACACGATTGATCATTTAAAAAAGGAATTAAGCGCTAAAATGAACGATCTTCCCAAAGATGCGCAAGAAAAGATAGAGCGATTAAAGAAAGCCGCGGAGGGAATTGTAGATGGCTAATAATAAATTAAAGATTAATATAGATACTGAAACTAATACATCTGAAGCGTTAAAACAAATGAAGGAAGTAACTGAAGTTGCTAATGAATGTGTGGCCGCATTAGAGAAGTTGGAAAAGGTTATTGGTAGGTTTACTAATAATAATGATTCGATTGAAATAGAAGTTCCTCTCTTTCTAAATGGAAAGCAAATAGCTGAAGCTATTACTAAGGTTGAACCGTCTGGGAAATCTCAGATTGCACTTGCTAAGGAGAAAGAGTTACAGGATCATTATGAATGCGAATGGTGTCATAAAGATAAAGCTATCCATATTATCAAAGACCTTCGTTATGGTGAAGAAAGAAAGATATGTACGTCTTGCTATCTATCTATTGCTCAGAAGGTAGTGTCTAACAATATGGCAGATAAAATGCGGAAGAATATATGATGTTGTGGTTATTAGGTTATTTAATTGTAGGTATGATATATGTTTCTTTTGGTATGCAACCAGCTTTACGTAAGATGTTAAAAGAAGAAGAGGGTGATACTAAACAAGAAGCAATTACTATTGTAGTAATGCTCTTAGTCATTGGAATCTTCACACCTGTTTGGCCAGCGTTAGTAACCATGAAGATTGCTGGTGTGTTTTATAAAAACAAATATAAGGAGTGAGGAGGTGAATACATTCTTACACAATGTAATCGGTGTAAATGAAGCTGCATCTATTCTCAATGTATCATCTGGTCATGTTAAGAACTTATGCGCTGAAGGAAAGATTGTTGCAAAGAAGATAGGTAAGACATGGGTGATTGATAAATCGAGATTAAGAGGAGTGAGATAAGGATGAAAGTAGTAATTAACAACATTGGCTTTGAAACAATAGATGTACTTACAAACAATTCCACGAAGGTTTTTAGTCAGATAGAAACAGTATTTGTAAGGTACACTGTGGTTAAAGGTAAACATGAATTGTCAGGTGTAACAAGTCTCGAATTTAGTGAATATAAACACTTCCACTACAACAACCTTATCGATCATATTATAAATGGATTGATTGTGGATAGTAATCATGTTACTGAAGATATGTAAGTGTGGTAAGACAGTACCGATGGAACAAGGTATGTGCGAGGAGTGTGCTGTTGTTACTGAAGAAAGAAGGAAACAAAGGCACAGAGATTACAAGGCGAAGCGAACGGATACGGACAACCAGAAGTTCTATAACTCAAAGCCTTGGCGAGTAACTAGAGCAAGGGTAAAGGATAGAGACAATGGGTTGTGTCAACTATGTTGGAGTGAGAACAAGGTTAAACCAATGAACACAGTACATCATATTATTCCTTTAGAAGAAAATAATCGATTAGCTTTAGTAAGAAGTAATTTGATTTCATTGTGTGAGAAATGCCACCAGAAAGTCCATAAGCTGTATGACGTTAGGACAGAGAAGTTCAATATACAGAAGAAGTTAAGAAGTTTGATAGGGTAGGGGGATATCAAAAACTTTTCAAGGAGGGCGACGAGTCGCCGGGTGGTCTTTTTTTTCGCGAAAACTCCCTAAATGAAAATTCCGAAAGGAGGAAGGTGGATGGCTAGACCGAGAGAACCTGTGGATTTAGTTGTACTCAAAGGAAAAAAACATTTAACAAAAGCTGAAATTGCAAATCGTAAATCAAAAGAAATCAAGGCGCCTAGTGATAAGATTAGGGCGCCTTCTTATTTACCAAAAGATTTGAGAAGAGACTTTAAAAAAATATCCGATGAGCTAATCAGAATTGAAATCATGTCCAATCTTGATGTTGATGCTTTAGCAAGATTTTTAATAGCAAGGAAAATGTATGTAGAAATTACAAATGCTATGCTTGAGCTTAGTCCGTTAGAAGAAGTGGTGGATGTAAAAAAGGATCAGGAAGGTAACATCATATCTGAGAATAGGTATACCGTATCTAACGGCGTGTATTCAGACTTACTTATAAATCAAGACAAACTTTTTAAACAATGTAGACAAGCTTCCAGCGATTTAGGTTTAACAATTACATCAAGATGCAGATTAGTAGTTCCAAAACAGAACGATGAAAAACCTCAAAATAAATTTAATAAGTTTATGTAGGTAAGTTGTATGAATAGGGTCACACAGTATGCTCTTGATGTATTAGAAGGTCGAGAAATTGCAGGGAAGTACGTTAAGTTAGCTTGCCAAAGGCACTTAGATGATTTGGAAAAAAGTAAGTTGGCGCCGTTCGTCTATTATTTTGATGAGGAAAAGGCAGATCGGTTACTTGAGTATGCTGAAACTTTAATGATAGGTGAAGGAGAAGAAGTAGAACCACTTACTTTAGCATCATTCCAAGCATTTATTTTTGGATCATTACATGGTTGGGTCCATAAAGAAACGGGTTATCGTAGATTTAGAAGTAGTTATGTTCAAGTGGGCAGACAAAATGGTAAATCTATGATGAATGGTGTATTAGGGACATATTATAGCAATTTTGATGGCTATAATTATGCGCAAGTATACTGTACAGCTACAAAACAGGATCAAGCAAACATAGTTCTCAAAGAAATGATTAAGTTCATTGAAACAGATGAAGATTTAAGTGAGTGTTTCAAGGTGAAAGAATATAAAAATACCATTGAAGCACTTGTAACAAATGGAGTTGTCCGTGCTCTGGGAAGAGATACGGAGAGTATAGATGGATTTCGCGCTTACCTTGGCATTGTGGATGAATACCATAAACACCCTACAAATCAAATGTATAAATTATTGGAGGGTGGAACAACTAAATTAAAAGAATGCTTAATATCAGTTATCACAACAGCAGGATTTGATTTAAACAGTCCTTGCTACGAGTTGTATGAAGATTGTTGTAGACTTCTTGAAGGTGTATATGAAGACGATAAACAGTTTGTATATATTGCTCAATTAGATAAAGATGATGATATTTGGGATTCAAGTAATTGGATAAAAGCTAATCCTTTAGTAGCAAGAGATCAAGAAGGAATAGAAACACTTTTAACTATGGCAAGTGCAGCAAAACGTAGGGGCGGAAGTGAACTTCGCAATTTCCTTACAAAGCACTTAAATATTTGGGTACAATTCACAGACAATCAATATATGAACATGGAACATTGGAAAAAATGTGCTTCAGATTTAGATTTAGAGGATTTTAGAGGGAAAGAGTGTTATTTAGGTCTGGATTTATCTAGCGGTGGTGATTTAACGAGTTTAGGGGCAGTATTCCCATATTTAAAAGAAGAAGTGAAAAATTATTTCGTACATTCTCATAGTTTTATTCCTAAAAATCGTGTAAAAGAACATATAGAGACTGATAAAGCTCCTTATGACATCTGGATTAGAGATGGGTTATTAACTGTTACAGAGACATTAGGGGGTATTAAAACAGATTATAAATATATAATCGCTTATATAAAAAGAATTGTAGAAGAGTACGAGTTAATTGTAAATATAATAGCATACGATCCCCACAATGCAGATGCCTTTTTGAATGATCTTGAAGAGCTTGGATATAACAGCATCATGATTGTCCAATCAGCAAAGAATTTAAATGATGCTACAGTCGATTTTAGACTAGAGGTTGAGGCTAAAAACATTCAATATAATCGTAAAAATAAATTGTTAACATGGAGTATAGCCAACGCAAAGACAGTATCCAATAGTTTCGGTGAAATCAAGATCGATAAACACTTAAAAGAGAAAAGAATTGATCCAATTGATGCGGTTATTGATGCATATAAGATGGCAATGAAGGGAGAAGTAGGATTGAAATTAAGCCAATATGTTACGGATGAAAATCTAGATAAACTTGGTTGGTAAAGGAGGTGAGTGAATGTGGGAATGGCTCAATAAATTAAAACCTAAGAAGGTTCAAAACTCAGTATCACTTGATTCGGACGAGTTTTTAAAGATGTTAGGTATTGATATAGGTAGTGTAAATAAAAATAAATTAAGTGAAATCACATATTTTACCTGTTTAAGGCTTTTATCTGAAAGTATTGGGAAATTACCTTTAAAATTATATAGAGATACAAATAACGGTCTTGAAAAAGCAACAGATCATAATTTGTATACACTTTTAAAAATGCGGCCTAATCCATATATGACTTCAAGTACATTTTGGTCTACAGTAGAAGCAAATAAAAATCATTATGGGAATGCGTATGTCTATGTTAATACGGAGAGGGATAAAGTAAAAGATTTGTGGATTCTTCCTAGCGAACACGTACAGATTTGGATTGATAATGCAGGTATATTCCAAAGGGAAAATGCGATTTGGTATATATGGGGAGATAATAAATCTGGTAAACAATATAGGTTTCGATATGATCAGGTTATGCATTTTAAAACTTCATTATCTTTAGATGGTATATCTGGTTTAGCAGTAAAAGACATATTGAAGGTATCAATTGAGAACATACAAAGTGGAGCTTTATATCTCAATAACTATTTTTCAAATGGTTTAATGGGAAAGGCAGTTGTCCAGTATACTGGTGATTTGGATCATGACAAAGCAAAGAAAATGGTAGCAAAAATTGAAGAATTTAGTAATGGTTTGAAAAATGCAGGAAGAATTGTCCCGCTACCATTAGGTTTTCAACTCACTCCATTAAATGTGAACATGGCAGATGCTCAATTCTTAGAGATTAACAAATATACAGCACTACAGGTTGCTGGGGCATTTGGTATTAAACCTGCACAAGTAAATAATTATGATAAGGGTAACTATGCAAATGTTGAAACGCAACAGCGTTCTTTTTACGTAGATACCCTTTTATATATTTTGAAAAATTACGAGGAAGAAATGAGTTATAAGCTTCTTCTTAGTGATGAATTTCAAAATGGATATTGCTTTAAATTTAATGTGAATGGTATTTTACGTGCTGATTTCGCAATACAGATGGAAGGCCTATCAAAGGGTGTAAACAATGCTATTTATACTCCAAATGAGGCAAGAGAATTTGTAGATTTGCCGCGTAAAGATGGCGGGGATTCATTAATGTGTAATGGAAACTATGTTCCATTAGTATCAGTTGAGAAAGACCAACTATGAGAAGTCAAGGGGAGTTTTTTATATAAATAGGGGGTGTTTTTCTAAAAAAGGGCGTGCCAAATAAACCTAAGGATTTTCAAAAAAAATGAAAAGGTCATGTTTCTGTTGTGTGAGGTGGTACTTCATAAGGCTTATTGCTTTTAAGAATGGCATAGATAATGTAACACAGCTTTCTAGCTACCGCCCCTATACAAACATAGTAGTGCTTTCCTTGCTTTCGTTTCTTTTCATAAAAAGCTTTTAATACAGGGTCATGTTTATGCGCTGTAATAGCCGCTTGGAATAAGGCTCTACGCAAATGAGAAGAACCACGTTTGGATATAGACGTACCTGAGGCTTCAAATTGTCCAGATTGGGACACAGAGGCATCAATGCCTGCGTAAGCGACAAGTTTAGATGGTTTGTCAAAGCGGTGAATATCCCCAATTTCACTTAGTATAGTGGCTCCTAAAATGGGCCCAACACCAGGTATTGTCATGATAGGAGTATCTAAATCAATTAAAAGTTGTGACATTTCTTCTTCACATTCTTTGATTTGATCTTCGATAAAACGAATTTGTTCCATCAACATTTTTAGTTGGAAGGAAAAAGCGTCTTTACAGAAGGTAACACCAAACGAATTAGAGGCTAATTCCATTAGCTTGTTGGCTGTTTTCTTCCCCAGTCGATTACGACTGGTTTGCTCAATTATTTGTGTTAAATCATCAATAGATATCTGTTCATAGTCACTAGGAGAGGCATATTCAAGTAAGATTTG